CGGGGTTTAACACCAAAAAACTTTCCCGGGTTGTGTATAAGGCGGAAAAACTTTCTTTCAAAGATGAAAGGGACGCTTACGATACCCTGAGATACATTGAAGGAAAAAAGGGTGACGCAAAAAGAAAGAGTGTTGAGAAAACGGAATTCTTTAAAAAGGATCCACGGCCGTATAATCCGTACAAACTTCCTAAGTCGGACCAGCGGAAGTATAAACCCTATCTTATCCGTGGTATAAAAATGTTGCTGGTACTTAGTGACATTCATTTGCCTTACCACGATGTACCGGCGTTAACCGCGGCTATAAAATTCGCCAAAGGTTACAAGATTGACGGCATTTTGCTTAACGGTGACACGCTGGACTTTTTCGGGCTTTCCCGTTTCGTCCGGGACCCAGGTAAAAGAGATTTTGCCGGTGAGTTACAAATGTTCAAAGATATTATTGCCATCCTGAAAAAAGAATTTCCCGGGGCTAAGATCATTTTAAAGATCGGCAACCACGAAGAAAGGTACATGCACTTCCTTTGGACAAAGGCAAGTGAGTTGGACGGCGTTGATGAATTTAAACTTGAAAGTATTTTAAAGACCCGCGCCAATGGCATTACCATTATAGGTGAAAAAAGAGTTATCAAAGCCAACGGGCTTAACATTATACACGGGCACGAATTTTCGCACGGCTTCTTTAACCCCGTAAACGTTGCGCGCGGACTTTATTTGCGTGCAAAGACAAGCGCAATGCAAGGGCATTCGCATGCAAGTTCCGAACACACCGAACCGGATCTAAACCAAAAGATCACAACAACCTGGTCCGTTGGTTGCCTTTGCGAATTACACCCGCAATACGCGCCGATTAACAAATGGAACCACGGCTTTGCAATCATTGATTTACACGCGAACGGAAAAACATTTGAGGTTACCAATAAAAGGATCCTTAACGGGAAAGTTTTATGAGTAGTGACCGGATACAACAAATGAAAGCATTAACGGCAAAGAAGTTTGGCGGCTTTAGAAGTCGCATTGCCTATTGCGCCGCATACTCAAACGAAACCAGCGGCGTAAAAACAAGGATAGCGTTTGAGCACACTTGCGGAAAGGAAACAAATTTTAAGCAACAAACCAAAAAACGAAATGGGAAGAAAAGCAAATCTTAAAAAATTACGGCGCATGGGAAGCCATTTGCCCGTAATGACTATTGCCGGTCCTGAAAAACAAGTAAATGTTATTGCAACCGGAAGCGCGGCAATTGCATTGGGAGTTGATAAAACAAAGGACGGCAGCCCCTTAGAACCTAACGGGTATTATTCTTTCAATTCAAAATCTACAAACCTGGTAAACCACAGTAAGCAAATCAAAAATGCTTACGACAAGTCAGGCCCGGCCGGTGCAGCCCTTTACATTGCTCAGGTTGAGAAGATCGCCGAAAACCAAATTATTGAACGCATGGCAAGGGTAAACAACCCCGAATTGCAGGAGGTGGAAACAGAAACTAAAAACGCACAGGACACTTTTTAATTAACGATCAAATAAAAATCGGATGGCAAGATTTACAACAAAATGGAATGAGGGCGACCCGATTTATTTAAAGACAGACCCGGAGCAACAAGTAAGAATGATCACCGGGTTTGTGATTGCGGGCGGTGTTATACAATACAATGTTGCCTTTTGCAACGAGGAAAGCACGCACTTCGAATATGAGTTGAGCGAAGAAAAGGACATTTTGTTGAAAATGAAAAACTAAAATGGGACGGACAGGATTTGAAAAGGTTAGTCAAAGAGAGTATGCCCGGCGTTTAGGTATTTCTAACGAAGCGGTCAGTAAAGCCGTGCGCGAAGGAAGGATTAAAGACGGTTGGAATAAAAAGGAAGGAAAGATAATTGTTGAAAAGGCGGACCGCGAATTTGGTTTACTGTATAAAAAAACGAACGTCACGGAAATACTGGAAACAGAACCCGGGAAACAACCAATACCGCAACAACAACAATCAGCAACCGGCAGCGGCGGCGGAACCCTTCAATTAACAGGCAATAGCACTTACGGCGAAGCGCGCCGCGTGAAAGAAGTTATTCAGGCGCAGTTAGCAGCCCTTGACCTGAAAGAACGAAAAGGGGAATTAGTTAGCCGGGACGAAGTGTTTAAAAAGCTTTACGATTTCGGACAGCAAATGCGAACCGCTTTTGTATCAATACCTGAAAGGCATATTGACGCAATCCGGGGAGCTGATACCAGGCACGCGGCCGCGCTGATCTTAACGGATGCGCTTTACGAAGTGCTGGAAAAATTAAGCAAACAAGATTTTGATTTCAAACCACGACAATAAAAGTATATGACCAAACAAAGTTTCATGTTAAGAATTATTTGGGCAATCATTTTTGGCGTTGCGCTTTTCATCATTCAACAATGGTGGGTGTTATTCGTAATGATCCCCGCAATAAGTGGTAACGAAACAAAAACCAACGGTAAAGAATAGTGATAGGATTTGAAATTATAGCAGGCTTCTTATTGGGATTGCAGCCCGAACCACGTTTGCCCGTTTCTGAATGGGCGGACACTCACCGCATTTTGGATAGGAAAGCCGCGGCCGAACCCGGACCATACCGGACAAGTCGCACGCCTTATTGGAAAGAGCCAATGGATATGTTAAGCGTTGGCAACATTGTCCGAAAGGTTGTTATTATGAAAGGCGCACAGGTTGGCGCAACGGAAATTGGTTTGAATTTCATTGGTTACGTTATTGACATTGCGCCCGGTCCCTTCCTTGCAGTAATGCCAACGGACGAAACGGTAAAGCGAAATTCCAAAATGCGTATTGCCCCAATGATTGAGGCAAGCCCGCGCCTTGCTGATAAAGTAAAGGCTTCGCGTTCTAAGGACAGCGGCAACACAATTAACCAAAAGGAATTCCCCGGGGGCGTGTTGATTCTTACCGGCGCAAACTCAGGTGTTGGCTTACGATCAATGCCAGCGCGTTATTTGATGTTGGACGAAACGGACGGCTACCCAATGGACGTTGACGGCGAAGGTTCGCCAATTGGACTTGCGGAACAAAGGACCGCAACGTTTAGCAGCAACAAAAAGGTTTTAGAGATAAGCACGCCAACGATACAAGGGCAAAGTATAATTGAAGCCGATTTTTCAACAACGGATCAACGGTATTACTATGTGCCTTGTCCGCATTGCTCAACGGCGGACGTGTTGAGGTTTGAAAACTTGAAGTGGGAGCCTAAGAAATGGGACACGGTGCATTATCTGTGCCCGCATTGCAATGAAAAGATCTATGAGCGCGACAAAACGCGAATGTTGGCCCGCGGTAATTGGATAGTAACGAAACCTGAGAATACCAACCCGCACACGGTTGGTTATCACCTTTCCGCGTTGTATTCTCCCGAAGGTTGGAAGTCGTGGGCTGAAATTGCGGAACAATGGGACAGCGCGCAAGGTGACGATAATAAATTAAAACTTTTCACCAACGTTGTATTAGGTGAAACATGGAAAGAGAAAACAGACGCGCCCGATTGGGAAAAACTTTTCGAGCGCGCGGAAGATTACCAGTACAACCAACCGTTTAAAGACGTAGCATTTATAACAGCCGGTGCGGATGTGCAAGCGGATCGTATCGAAGTTGAAATTGTCGGTTGGATGCCTGGTAAAAAATCTCAGCACATTGATTACCGCGTTTTAATTGGTGACACAGCAAAGCAGGACGTTTGGGACCAGCTTAACAAGATCGTTGGCGAAGTATGGAAAAGACAGGACGGACAATATTTGCCGCTTCGCCTTATGGCGGTTGATAGCGGTTACAATTCTGCAACGGTTTATGCGTGGGCAAGGAAACACGGCTTTACCAGGGTAATACCAATCAAAGGACAGGACGCATTGGAAAACTATTTTGCGCCTCCCCGGTCCGTTGATACAACAAAGCACGGTAAGAAAATAGGTAAACAAAAAATTTGGCATGTAGGATCCAGCTTTATTAAGGCTGAAACATACGGTTTCCTTCGCCAATCAAAGGACCACGAAACCGATACAACCCCGGACGGCTATTGTTACTTCCCTAAGCGCGACACTTTTTATTTCAAAGGCTTAACGGCTGAATCAATTCAGCTTGTTAGGAACAAGCGCGGTTTTATAAAACGTGTTTGGGTAAAAAATTATGAAAGAAATGAGCCTTTGGATTGCCGTGTTTATGCACGCGCGGCCGCGGCTGTTATTGGCATGGATCGTTGGAGTTATGACCGTTGGCAGCGCGAAATTAAAATGGCTGTCACCACGGCCCCGGTCCCTGAGCCTGAAAAAAAAGATAATGAGCAAACCAAAAACAGTAACCCAACCCCTCCAAAAAAGAAAAAGGAAAAATCTTCTTTTTGGAAGCGTTAAAACGTTAACCCTATGCCCGAAATTACTTACAAGGTTGTTCAAAAACCAGTTGAGGAAAGACTAATTGATGCTGCCTGCATCTATTGGGGTGTTGATCGCCAATATTTTTCAAAGGCTTCGTACAAAGCAGAAAGTACCGTTGTTTACCGCAAAAGCGTGCTTTATTACCTGTTAAAGAACAATACAATTTATTCTTTCAAGGAAATAGCGGGAAAATTCGGCTTTATTCAGCACGGAGCGGTAATAAAAGCCGTTGAAAACATTGATGCGCAAAAAAACGTATTGAAACAAGTTAGTAACGACATTAACCAAATACAACACTTGTCCGATAAATTAGACGCTGAGTTTATCCGTACTAATATAAACCTGGTCAACAATAAACTTGAAATTTCCTAACAATGGCAGACATATTTACACAAGAACAATACACCGCTTTGTGTGCAGCAATTGCGCAAGGCGTGCTGAAAGTAGAATACGGGGACAAGAAAATTGAATATCGTTCCCTTAATGAAATGATGCGCATTAAAACGCAAATGGAAAACGCGTTAGGCATTGGAAAAAGACGAACAAAATACGCTCAACACTCAAAAGGACTTGAATAAATGGTAAACTTTTTAGACAAAGCAATTGGTTTTTTCAGCCCCAAAGCTGGTTTCAGGCGTGCACAGATGCGCGCAAGTATGCACGCAATGGAAAATCAATTAAGACGCTATGAAGGCGCGGCAGACGGCAGACGGCACAACAGTTGGTTAATGCGTACCAACCCTTCCGTAAACGCTTTAATACAAAAGGATCACAAAAATTTGGTTATAAGGT